CTGGAATGGTTCTAATTACTCAGGATGATTCCGCATCTAGTCCGATTAACGGAAATGCGATGAAGAATATAGGTTTCGTTGAAAAGAATGACAACGAGAAATCAGAAATGATAAAGTTCTTAGTTGATAGTGCTAAAGGCATTGATCTTTCTAAGATGAACAAGGAGGTAAGTCCTATGACTGAAGAAAACACAACTCCAGCCGATGAGGCTGTAGTAGAGAAATCAGACGAGGTCGCTCCAGAGGCAGTTGCCGTAGCTGAGGATGCCACAAAGGCAGACGAGGCAGAGGTTGCCAAGACAGATGACATGGATGAAGATGACATGGAGGAGAAGTCCGAAGATATGGACGAGACCGAAGAGAAGTCAGACAACATGGAAGAGGGGGAAGACGACAAGTCCTACGACAAGGAGAAGTCGGATTCCGTTGAGGCATCTGTTGAGACAACTGAAGAGGTATCAAAGTCAGACGATGTATCTGAAGCAGTTTCCGAACTGAAGGATGGAATTACATCAGCCTTTAGCGATCTTTCAGCAGTTGTTAAGTCTCTAAACGAGCAAATTGCTGATCTAAAGAAGTCACTTGATGGAGCCAATGCAGAGATTAAAGCCGTAAAGGACGAAGTCACTGCAGCCAAGAGTGGTCTTGATGAGTTTGGAAAGAGGGTAGATGCTGTAGAAACAGACACCGCTTTCCGCAAATCTGGCGATCTAGGCGAGATCGTGCAGTACCAACCAGAACAGGTTGAAAAATCAATATGGGGCGGACGTTTCCTCAAAACTGCCGACTTATTTAGTTAAGAAACAAATCACTTAGGAGGTGACAAAATGTCGGAAGAGATTATCAAAAACAATCCAGATGCCGCTGGTGCAGACTCAGGTCTATATAACGGTGAGGGTGCATTCGCATCTGGTGGAGTTGGAGGTGTAACCGATCCAGGTGCTAGCACCCTCGGAAACATTCCAACCGCTAGCTTCGGTACAACCACTGGAGCAAATGCTGTAAACCCTTCTGGTGATGCAGGTAGCGGAATCCTACGCCCAGAGCAGGCACAACGTTTCATTGATTACGTTTGGGATGCTACCGTTCTCGCCAAGGATGGCCGTCGTGTTACTATGCGAGCTAACACAATGGAGCTTGAGAAGGTCAATGTAGGTGAGCGTGTAATCCGTGCAGCTGCACAGGCTGATGGTGACTACACAAACACTGGTGCAACATTTAGCAAGGTGGAGCTTACTACAAAGAAGATCCGCTTGGACTGGGAGGTCTCAGCTGAGGCCCTCGAGGACAACGTTGAAGGTGCAGCACTAGAGGATCACCTAGTACGACTGATGACAAATGCTTTTGCAAATGACATCGAGGACCTTGCCATTAATGGTGATGGAGCAACAGGAAACTTCCTGTCCATCATGGATGGTTTCGTAAACAAGGCTAAGACTGGTGGCTACGCCCACGAGTCCGTAGTCACAGTTACTGACAACGCATGGACCCCAGAGGTTATGCAGAATGTTATCCTGGCACTGCCACGTAAGTACCGTGCACTTAAGAACAACCTTAAGTTCTACGTAGGTACAGACGCATTCCAGGGTATTGTCAAGAACAATGGTACACTAGCAGACGCTATTGCTGAGGCCTTCGGATCTCACCCAGGTGCTGCTGGTACAGAGGCTGGACGTGATCGTTACCTAGCAGGTACCGACCAGACATTCGGTGGTGCACGCACTACCCGTGTTCTTGGTGTTCAGGTTCAGGAAGTACCTTACTACCCAGATGGTTACGTTGACCTAACATTCCCACAGAACCGTGTATGGGGATTCCAGCGTGACATCACTGTAAACCGTGAGTACAAGGCAAAGAAGGATACTGTAGAGTACACCGTCTTCGTCCGCTTCGGTATTCAGTGGGAGGAAGAGGACGCAATCGCATATGCTGACGCAGCTGCGGATGCCTAAATCCTAACAATATAAACCCAAAGGGGCAGGGGCTATTCCAGCTCCTGCCCTTTTTAGGTTTTTATTCTGCTATAATATAATAAAGAATCTTAGGAGGAATCATGGCAGACGAGTTTAATCCAGATGCTACAGATGGCGACGGCGATGGCCTGGTTCAGGACGGTACCGAGTGGGAGCGTCCAGTAGAAGATGCAGCAGTAATGCCAGAGGTAGAGGCTGTTGTAGAAGAAGCACCAGAGGCTGAGGAAGATGGACTCATTTCATCACCAGAGCCAGTTGCTTCTGAGGAACCAGCACTTGCACCAGTAAGTGACGGTGTCATTGGAACTAGCACAAAGAAAAAGACAACAAAGAAGGCACCACGTAAGGGTGATACATCACCTAAGCCAGAAACTGTTGCACTTTACTCAACACGTAACGTCTCATGGCCAGGAGTCGGTAGGGTCAATGTAGGACTTAACATTGTAACCAAAGACCAGGCAGAGCAGTGGCTAACACGTGAGCACATTAGGGCAGCAGATCCGAAAGACGTTGCCAAGGAGCTTTAAGCTAAATGGAGATACTGAGAGTTCCGCCGTATGATGTAGTAGAAGCATCACTAACTATTCCTGAGGGCTAT